CTGGATCGAACACTTTCTTGAACTCATCTGGATAATAATACTTGTATGCTATGGCATTGATACCATACTTGTTGGGTTGGTTTACGTAGAAGTATCGGACCTTGTCACCTGTTTCGATAGCCTCGTAATCACCACTCAATTCTAGTTTTTCTAACAGTGTGTTGTAATGATACGCCGCTTTTACGTGCGCGGGCATGCCTTTACAGGTCACAAACCCATTACACCGATCAGCATACTTTTCATAATCTGAGATTCCCATCACAAAAGAGTAATCTTCCACCGGCAATTCTTTGAACTTCTCATACGCTTCTAGAAACACGTCATTTGTCACGGACCTATTTTCTGTGTCCATCATTGTCTCAATTATCTTCTTGATGTACGGTTTGATTGGAGCTGGTATAGTGCTTCTCACAACCTCAACCCCGGTGTATTTAAATTTGTTTGTAGGTATTCCTTCATCATCTAACACACGCAACACATAGCGTTTTTTCTGCAAGAAAATACCAACATCTGTCATGCACTCTCGTTTGAACACAAACCTACTATCCTTACTGTTCAATGCTTTGGCACTCCACTTGGTTATTTCCTCATTCAAGTATTGCTCCACCAGCTCTGCTTGTTTGTAGGCGTAATCTGTGATTTTAGAGTTGTTATGAAATATTTCACCGGATTGTTTCATGATACGGTTTATCGATATGTATGTTGAGTCAGTATCATTGTATATGACCGGATCAGCTCCTGGAACACCGTGCTTGTCCACATATTCTCTTAAAATGTCATTTGATCTCTTGATGACCGCTTGTCCTGTGAGTGTGATACTACGTGCGATGTCAGGATCACCAATCGGTGCATGTTTGTTACCAAAATACCCATACACAGTGTTGATTAAAATCTTTAATGTGAATTGTTTTATGTCGAGCTGCTCTGATTTTCTCTTTAGAGTGGCATACTCATCATCATTCTCATTCAATTTGCTCAATTTCATGTTTATTGTCTTGAGCTCTTTCTTGATCAATACACGTTGTTGGTATATACTGTCAACAATCTCTGGTATGATACCTTTTTTATTTTGAGAGAACAACACCTTGGCTTTAGATAAAGCTATGTTGTCTTTTTTGATAAATTCTACAAACTTTTCGTGTGTCAATTTGAAATTCTTACCTGACACGTGTGTAATATACACATGGGTATCATCCTTGTGTGTTATCTTACCTACTTTTGTCTCCGGGGATAAATTCAAGCTGATCATCGTGTTTGGATACAGGCTGTTCGCGTCAAAACTAACAACGTCGTGTTGAAAGCCACGCTGAGGTTCACCAACATACGCTCCTTCATACTTAGCGTTGTTTATATTGTCCTTGACAAACGTTGGCACAACCAGTCCCTTGCTTCTGGCCTTGATCACAGTCGCTCCCGTGATAACACCCAGAGTGCCCATTGCTGATTCAATTGTTGTGAGACCGGTATATGCTAACATCCGTAACAACTCTAGGTATCTTAGCTTATCCTCCATTTGCACCAACAAATTTACGTCTTGCACGTTGTATTCTACAAATGTCTGCCAGTCATCATCAGCCAACGCTGATAAATTGGTGTTTCCGTAGTCTACCTTTCTTTCACCAAGCTCTCGCTCCGCGATCGCGTCAAGCTTGTAACTCTCGCGCAAACCCACACTAAACTTTTTGTATATATCTAGATAGTCAATACATGATATACCGCTGATGTACCATCGTTGCTGTTCTCTACCAAACGCACCAGTCACTAATCGGCTGTATATGTTTTCCACTGGTGAAATTCGTTTGATGTTCTCCTCACCTAACACTCTTATTGATCTGTTGATTATATACGGTATGTCGAAACCCTCACTGTTCCATCCACTCAAAATATCAGGTGATGAACGATTTATATAGTTGATGAAACATTCTAGCAATTGATTCTCTGTCTCACAATACACATAATCACATCCTTTGATTTTTTTCTCCAGCCGCTTGGTTCCCCATGTGTAAAATCTCTTGTCTATTGAATCATAAACTGTTATTACATTGATTGGTTCATAAGCAGTGTCCGGAGTTGGAAAGTTGTCCGGGCAGTACACCTCGATATCTACATATTGTATCTTCAACGGGTTTTTTGAGAACTCTAGATCATTGTTTTTTGTATGGAATGTATCTATCAAGAATTGCTGCTCGGGTCTTATATTCTCGAACAATCTGTTTGTACCACACTCTTTTATAAAGTTGGAGCGATGTCTGGTGTCTTTGAACAACCTTTTGCGCACCGGGGTGTCAAATATACTCTTGGAATCTCCTTTGAGTGTGGTCTCGACATATAAATACGAATTGAAACTCACATCCATGGTAACACGATTACCATTATCATCCCAAGTGAACAATGTGACTGACTCATCTCTTGGATTGTAACAAAC